ACTTCTGATATAAATTATGACGAGTCAACACTTGCAGAGCGCAATAAGTACTTGTCTTCTGTGTACAACAAGTCACAACGCGAATGCGGGCTTTCATCAATTCGCAATTCTTTGACTTACACTGAAGAACAAGAGATAGGCGCTGTTAAGGAGTTGGAAGACCGCGAAGCTCTTTGACTTAGCAGTGGTGAGTAAACACCTTAACAAATCCGGCTTCCTACCGAGACATGGACTTTCTTCTACGGCATTCGGCGCCCTGAAGATCGAAATTGCAAGCCCGACTCTTATATTATTAACCATGAAAATTTTTCTTTTAACTCTTAACTCCGCGCTTGACGCGATTAAAACTAACAGGGACTTTGTCCCCAATTCGACTCTTAGCTTTTCAACTACGGAAGGCTGCACTTCTCAAGAAAACGTGTGTCTTGAGGACGATGAGATTCAACACGATACTACTATCCCTACTTCTATGGATGGAGCTTATTCTCAGGGAGGAGCTTCTGATGCAACGCTTGCGGACTTTCTTAAACGTCCCATTCAAATTCATCAGCATTCTTGGGATGTTAATTCCGATGCAGATTTTGTGATAGATCCTTGGTCACTATATCTTAACGATTCAAAAGTCACTCAGAAAATAGACAATTATAATTTGTTACGATGCAACATTCATGTTAAAGTCGTGATTAATGGTAATGCCTTTTATTATGGTGATTTACTTGTTTCATATCTTCCAACACCTGATGGTGACCCTTACACTGATGTTAACGGCCTTATTTATTATACACAGAGGCCCAATTTCAGCATATCTCCGACCAAGTCTGAAGGTGGTAACATCACGTTACCCTTTTTTCAACCCTATAATTGGTATTCTATACCAGCTAGGGATTGGCAGGGTGCTGGGCAGTTGAGATTCACTTCTTTTATGCCTCTTAGAAATGCTAATGCATCAAATGCCCCAGTTACTATTACTGTTTTTGCTTGGGCAGAGAATGTGAATCTTTCCATTCCCACGAATGCTGTGTCAGGTTCTTTAGTTCCGTCTTCGACGGAAAACCCTTCCATCATTTCTGACACTGCAACTGCCATTGCTGATGGGCTTGACACCATGACACCCGTGTTGGGTGGTCCAGCCACGGTTGCTTCAAAAGTTGCCAGGGGTATTGGTTCAGTAGCTAAAGCTTTTGGCTTTGACAGAGTTAACCCTCAGTCAGTTGATACTAGGGTTGTGAACAGTTATTTGTCTAACACTGCTTCTACGACTCTTTTTGAGCACATATCTAAGCTTTCTATTGATCCAAAGCAAGAGCTTTCTGTTAGTTCTAGCACTGTTGGCATTGACGAGCCTGACAGGCTTGTAATTGCAGACCAGTGTAAGCAGGACGCTTTGCTATTTCAATTTCCGATTACGGTATCACAAACTTCCGGAGAGCAGATAGCTGCCATGAGGGTCATGCCAGCTTTATCCACTGTCACTCCTTCCACCACTTCAGGCAGGGGGGAAAGAGGACGCATGATTAACCAAACGCCACTTTGTCACGCAAGCCAGCCATT